CAACAAATTAAGCGAATATAGGCGGACAAGCAGGGTGTTGTAAAGGAGAGTGTAAGACATGGCAGCCAAAAAGAAGAAGATTGAAAAACTTGCGAAGTATTTCGACAGCGTTCCTCCTGGGAAGAAGGCTCTCGCACGAAGATTGCTTGACCGAGAAGCATTTTTGCTCGAGCAAATGCTTGATTTGGAAGCAGAAATCAAGGAAAAAGGAGTAAAAGAAATCTACCAAAACGGCGAAAGTCAATTCGGTTACAAGGAATCGACGGAGTACAAGTGTTATATCAGCATGCAGAAAAATTACATTCAGATTATCCGACAGCTCACGGATCTACTTCCTGAAGAAGCGGCAGAGGAACTTGATGAATTCGAGAAAATGGTAGGCATTGGATGATTCCGCTTGTCGAATACTTTGGCGGAATCGTCGAGGGGAAGATTCGCGCTTGCGAAAAGATGCAGAAGACGGCCAGGCGCGTCCTCGACGATTTCTACCATCCAGGGAAATATCATTTTGACGAGAAACTGGCAAACAAACCGATTGAATTCATTGAGACTCTCTGCAAGCAGCCGTCCGGAAAGATTGGCTCTCCTCTGAAGTTGGAGCTGTTCCAAAAGGCTCGGCTTCAAGTCATATATGGTTTTGTCGACAAGGACGGAAACCGAAAATATAACGAAGTCCTGATAATTGAAGGACGAAAGAACGGAAAAACGTCAGAAACTTCCTCCGTCGAGCTGTTCATGTTGTGCGCAGACGGAGAAGGTGCGCCACAAGTCTATAACATAGCGACCATGCTCGACCAGGCAAAACTTGGTTTTAATGCATGCATGAAGATGATGCAGCAATCTCCTTTGTTGTCGAAGCATTTGCGGAAGCGGACAGCGGACATTTACTTCTCGAAGAACATGGGATATATCAAAGCACTCGCGTCAAACACAAATTCCCTTGACGGCCTTGATATTCATTGCGCAACGATTGACGAGTTGGCGGCAATCAAAAACCGAGATTTGTATGACCTGATAAAGCAAGGTATGGCGGCAAGAGTTCAGCCTTTGCTTTTCACGATATCGACGAACGGATTTGTCCGTGACGGAATTTTTGACGCACAGTACAGATATGCGTCCGACATCCTTGACGGCAAGGCGGAAAACGAGCATTTCATCAGCTTCATTTACGAACTTGATTCGATAATGGAGTGGGACGACGAGGATTGTTGGATAAAAGCAAATCCAGGACTCGACACGATTAAGTCGCGAGACTATCTTCGACAGATGGTGCAGAAGGCAAAAGACGATCCGTCTTTCAAACCGACAGTCCTTGTCAAAGATTTTAATATGATTCAGACATCCGCTTCGGCATGGCTGCGCTATGAAGACTTGAACAACGAGGCACTCGTTGATGTCAAAACGGATTATTTTATCGGCGGCTTTGACGCGGCCGACACACTCGACCTGAATGCAGCCGTTTGCCTTATGGCGCGTCCAGGGGATTCTAACATATACGTCAAGTCCATGTTTTGGCTTCCTCAATCTGTTTACGACGAGAATGACAGAACCGGAATCCGGAGAGAACGAGACTCAGTGCCATATCGGTTATGGGAAGAGCAGGGATTACTTCGGATTGTTCCTGGCAATCGCGTCGACAAAGAAGTCATCTTTGAATGGTTTTGCGAGTTGAAGGAAGAGGAGGACTTATATCCGCGCTTTATCGGATATGATCCGTGGCACATTTCGGACGAATTGCTTCGGAGATTCTCTTCAGAGTTTGGAAAGAATTGCATGATTCCTGTCCGACAGGGAGTCGTTACATTGTCGGAGCCAATGAAAGAACTGGCTGCAATGCTGAAGGCGAAACAAGTAATATATGACAACAATCCGATTTTGAAATGGAATCTGATGAACACGGAGATTCGTGCGGACGTAAACGGAAACATTCAGCCGTGCAAAGGACGTGACAACAGAAGAAGGATTGACGGAACAGCGGCCTTACTGGACGCGTTTACAGTCTTCAGGGCAAACAGGGATAAATATATAAATCTAAATTAAGGAGCGCGGATATGGGCATTTTGGGTATCTTTAACCGAAACGAAGTCCGAAAGAAGGAGAATCTTGAGAAAGCGGTGCAGGATTATTTTCGCATGCTGAACGCTTACAGTCCTGCTTTCCGGACGTTCGAGGGGAGCGTGTACGAAATGGAGCAGACAAGAGCTGCAATCCATGCGTTCGCAAACCATGCAAGCAAGTTGGTGGCAACAGTCAAAGGCGCGGCCGCAGGAGAAGCCTTCAAGGGAATGCTGAAATATCAGCCGAATCCTCTCATGAACACGTCACAGTATCTTTACCGGATTGCGACATTTTACAAGGCATCCAATACCAGTTTTATCGTGCCATTGTACGACAAATTTGGCACGATAACAGGATTTTATCCTCTGAACACGGATAAGTGTGAGATTCGCCAGGATAAAGAAGGCACGGCATATCTTCGGTACGAAATCAAAGACGGAGTATATGCGGCAATCGAGTTGGAACGCGCCGGACGTATGGTCAATATGCAATATGATTCTGAAATTTTTGGCGCGTCAAATAGATGCATGCTTCCGACAATGCAAATGATTTCGCAGCAGGCACAGTCCGTCATGGAAGGCGCGAAGAACGCGGCAAGCCTTCGCTTTATGGCGCGGATCGCGACAGTCTTGAAACCGGAGCAGCTCAAGGAAGAAAGAAAACGCTTCACGGAAGAGAATCTCGGTGCCGACAATAACAACGGTGTCCTTCTGTTCGACGAGAAATATGAGGACGTGAAGCAGATATCGTCTACTCCTTACGCTGTGCCGGACGCACAGATGGAACAGATCCGTCAGAACGTATTCGATTATTTTGGTGTAAATTCAAACATCCTTCAGAACAAGTTTACTTCGCAGGAATGGGAAGCATTCTATGAAGGAGCAATCGAGCCGTTTGCGGTGCAGCTTTCCCAGGTACATACAAGCATGGTATTCAGCACTCGACAGGTTGGATTCGGCAACGAAATTTTGTGGACTGGCGACCGGTTGCATCATATGAGTACGGCAGAAAAGACAACATTGATTGCGACCTTGTTTGACCGTGGTTTTATCACGCACAACGAAGGCCGCGAGATTCTGAACATGGCTCCGGTGGAAGGCGGAGACAAGTTCTATATTCGCAAGGAATATGCAGAAACATTAACGGAGAGTGTAGAAGATGAAAACGAGGAAGGAATTTTCGATAATAATTCCGGCTCATAATGCCGAAAATCGTTTATCCATTCCCTTACATAGCATAATTTCGCAATGCTATGATAGGGACAAATTCGAGATTATAGTGATTTGCGACGCGTGTGATGACCGCACGGCAGAAGTCGCAAAAAAGTACGACGCGGATATTGTGAAAGAAGTAAGGCACGGAAACGCAGGACTCGCAAGGAACGAAGGACTTGAAGCAGCGTCAGGCGAATGGGTGCTTTTCATGGACGATGACGACCATTGGCTCGGAGAGTGCGTTCTTGCATTTCTGCACAGATTTGCAATGGCAGACGATTTTGACATAGCATGTTTTTCGTTTTACTGGTCAAATGGCGCTGCGCTTCCGTTCGACAATGCAGGTTTTCTGTTTCCGAACGTATGGAGCAAGATGTGGAGACGGTCTTTCATAGGCGAGACAAGATTCCGCAATGTATATCCAAACGACGACGAACTGTTTTGCAAGGACATGATGAAGAAGAGTCCTCGGATCCGCGTTTCGGATAACATGATATATTTCTATGACTACATGCGTCCTGGGAGCATTTCGGACGTGGAAAGGAAGAAAAGAGATGCCAGTAAAAAATGACAGACAGTACAGAAACGCGACCTTTCAGGTGCGTGCGGCCGCAGAAGGCGAACGCAAGGAGTACATTGTCGAAGGGTATGCGACGACCTGGGAGAGATATCCTCTTTACGAATGGGGCGACGAAACGATTTATGAAAAATTCGACAGAGAGGACTTCGCCGGAGTGAAGATGGATGATGTTATCTTCCAGTACAATCACGAAGGACGCGTCTTCGCAAGAATGTCGAACGACACGCTTAAAATCTCGTTTGACGAGCATGGCATGAAGGTTGTCGCGGATCTGTCCTCGACAGAAACGAGCAGACAGATGTACGAAGACATTGCCTCCGGTCTTGTTACAAAAATGAGTTGGGGATTTATGCCGAACGGAAGTCCGGACTTTGACGAGGAGACTTCGACAATCACATGGAAATGCGGCATAAAGAAAATTTATGATGTATCGGCCGTGAGTATTCCGGCTAATGATACGACCGAGATTTCGGCAAGAAGCCTTTGCGACGGAGTGATTGAAAAGGCACATGAGGAGCGCATGAAGGCCGAAGCGAGGGAATTTGAAAGAAAGAGACTGATTGCTCTTTTGGAATTGGAGGGAATCGAATGAACGAAAGACTTCAGGAAATCCAGTCTCGGTTCTCGGAGATTAAACGAAGCCTCGATGCCAAAGACGAAAATATGGATGTCGACGCTTTAAGAGAAGAAATTGCTTCTCTCAATGAGGAGCGCAACAAGATTGCATCCGAAGAAGCACAGAGACAGGAGCGGTTGAAAGATATCGCAAACAACAACATTCCGACGCAGACCGTCGAGGAAAGAAAGGAAGAAAACACTATGCCTGAATTCAAGATTGATTCTGCGGAATACCGTTCCGCATGGTTGAAAAACCTTATGGGCAAGGAACTGAACGAGCAGGAGAGACTCGTTGACTTGACCGGAGCAATGCCGACAAGCACGGCTAACAAGGTGATTTCCATTGTTGAAGAGAGCAGACTTCTCTCGAAGTTGGACATCTCTCGGATTCCTGGAAACCTTAACATTCCTGTCGAGACCGCAAGTGACGCGGCTTCGTGGGGTGCTACTGGCGCAGCCACAAACGATGCGGTTGGCACGATTCAGCTTTACGCTTATCAGCTTATCAAGACAATCGATGTTCCTGGCACGATTAAGGCTGCAAGCGTAGACGCTTTTGAGGACTACATTGTTCGTCGTCTTGGCGAGAAGATTCGCAAGACTCTCGAACTGGCTGTCATCAATG